ATACTCTATTTCCACCTGAAATAGATTCTATTCATTATATACACCTTATTCATCACAAAACAAGTTTAAATTTCAACTTATAAATTATTATTATGAATTTTACGATTATACAAAATCTTTAACTCAATAATATTAACTTTTATCTTATAATTTGTTTTTATTTATATCAATCATAAAAGGTTATATCGCTTAATTTTATTTCAAATTTCAAAATACGTTGTAATAATCAAAGTTTTTCATTGTGGCCACTCTAAACAAATTACAGAAAATATTATATTTCAAAATGAATTTTTGACGATTTTTTGACGGCAAATAAAAAAAGAGGGGTACCGCTATGGTACCCCTTTTATTATTAATCTAATTCAACAAGGCGTTTCAATTCGCCGTTTACAAACCACATTTCACAACGTACGTTATTATGATCTGTGAGTGTTGCGGTATATAAGCCGTCTTGTTTTGGCGTAATATCTTCCGCAAATTCATGTTTCTTGCCTTCAAATTCAAATGTTTTCATATCATATGCCCTTTCATTAAATGAATTACAATATACCGTAAACCGTACGGCGCGGAGATAATCGGATCACCTACCATTTCGCAAACGTATATAAAGCGCTGGCCCCTTTGAAATGCTTACCTTCAAAATGCGCTAAACTTTGAAAGTCGCCAGCTTGATACCCTACCGTTTCATAGATTTTACCAGTTTCTAATACAGTAACGCCGCCCATTATGCGATGTGCTTTATTAAGGTTGATTTTATATACATCAACCTTTTGTTCATCTGTATTTTCTACAACTGCGGTTCTATCGCTTTTTTCAATAGCTTCCGGTGGAATATTCGGCGATTTATCTTTGATAGCGTTTTTCGTAACTACTGCCGCATCATGTAGCGTTGGCGCTTGCGTGTAATATGTTATTACAGGTTGTGTCGTTTCCCTATATGCAATAACTTCCTTCGCTGTCTTTGGCGTTACATTTAAGGCTTCCCCTAATTTCTGTGGGTTTTTTACGATTGCTTGATTTAAAAGTACAGGCTCCTGTAGTTTCTTAGTATGCATCACATTATAGGCAAACAGGCCAGCCACTACCACCAGTAGCATAAACAATGCCACGGTGATAACGGGTGCGTATCGCCTTAATAGTTGAATGATAGTATCCATAATTACCCCCTAAATAGGCCAGTTCAATGCTAAATCCGCATCAAATTCCTTGCCCTCAATGTTTTCGGTAAATGTATATTGCCATAGATTGGCTCTGTCATAATCGCATTGGCTATTAAGTTGTGCGCACCAAATAGCACAACCGCCTAACTGACTAACATCTAATACATTCACTAGCCAATCATAACTAGCGTATAAACCTGTATTAACATACCCAGCTTGCCACAACTTATTAATAAACACGCTACAGATATTGGTTAACTGTTGGCCAGTTGGCATGCCACGATCCGCCTTATAATCGTCCGCATCTTCCATGTCGAACCAGATACCCATAGGCAACTTATCCGCGGTTAATCCGGCATCGTTGAGTGTGTTTATTACGAATTCTGCTTCACTTGCTGCTTGTTCTTCGTCCATAGCGTAGGAATAGTGATATACACCAATCGCTAAACCAGCATTAATAGCGCCGTTGATATTGTTATAGAATTCACTATCTAAATTACCTCTGCCATAACCGATGCGGATAATAGCGAAGTCAAAGCCATTAGCCTTGACCGCTCCCCAATCCACTACGCCGTTATTTTCGCTTACATCAATACCCCTCATGTTTCACCTCATAATTTAACCTTATTTTCAATTTTGGTTCTAATTAAATCTAAAAACTTCCCCATAGATACGTTGCCGCCGTCTCTTAGGTTTTCAAGAATAGATAAAAATTCGGACGAGCCTAGATATAGCCATACCAGCGATACGGCGAATTGTCTTTGACCGCTCATTTCATCAAATAAAATAGCGGCTATTGTAGCCGCTACATATGTCATTACCTTACCTATAAACCCTTTTCGCATATATTTAGATGCTATGAGTTGTTTTTCAAATGCTATTGGTATGGCCCGGTATTTTTCCCACGTGGCGATTTTCTCCGGATCATATCCGAATTCATCAACTAACATTTTGTAAGCGATGCTTGCCCACTTTGTGAGCAAGTCTACGAATACCAATAAAATAAACACGCCCAATATTTGAACGTGTTTTAAACCAATCACCCATATAGCCAACGCAGCAACGCTGCTCAATATTGTTTTTAAGATAAAGCTACTTGTAAGAGAATTCCAACTATCAATCAAGAAATCTAACACTATTTGCATTATTACTCCTTTATAATCCCTAAGCCATATACCCCTCTTGCTACATTGGCTTTTTGAATATTTAGTTTGTCTAACTTTTCCCTCTTTGTATCGCTAGACATGGTTTCGCTATCAATAATTTTCTTCGATGCTTTATTAATAGCCTTAAATGAATTTTGTGCATTCTTCAATTTATTGTATAACTTAGGGTCATAGCCTTCCGGTCTCTGCCCTGTAAGTTTTAGTTCATTATGAAGTTTTTCTTGCTCCTTAAAATCATCATAGACACGTTGCACGCTATCACTACTTTGATATGGTTTAGCAAAGAAACGGCGGATTTCCGGTAACTCTGTTACGCCTTTGGTAGGGCGTTTTTCATTTGCACCACTAATCGCATCCGTTATGTCTAAGCCTAATCGAGCAAGGTTGCCACCATACCCCATAATTGTATTATCTACCTTATATGGTGATACGTTGAATGTGTCGCCAATTTTACGAGCCACCATAGATGTATTAGATCCGTACTGTAGTTTATCTGGTAGTTTTTCTTGGGATTGAGGTACAATATTTCTTTGTCTGAATTTAGAGTAATTACTCCACCATTCCCAAATCGGAGATAAAGCCGTAGGTAATACATCCGGCAATAATGTATCGATCGCTCTGTCGCCTAAACCTTTAAAACCGACTCCGTTTCTGCCTGTTGATTTATCGTCAAAATACTGTAACATACGCTCAAATGTAGTACCGTATAACAACCCTAATTCAAACGGCTTAGGTATTTTTATGAATTTATCACCAGTTGGAATATGGAAGAATGTATCCTTTTCCCATTGCGGTAACTCTTGATATGCGGTGTTATCTTTATTCAAATACCATAATGCGATTGTAGGTAACGTGATAAACAAAGTAGATTTAATTGTCATACCTTTCGGATCATCACGCCATGCACGCACTAATTTGTCGCCACCTTGGATAGTCGCATTAAAAAATGCGTCAATCTTATTCCACGATTTAGTATGCGTACCGGTACGGCTGAAATCAATCGTAATATCACGGCTTGCAATAGATGCTTCACCTAGTGATTTAGGTTTTAAATTGGTTTTTGTTAAACGACTGTATAACCCTGTATACCCTTTTCTAGCATTGCTAAATTCGCCTAAACGGGTAGCCACTTCCGTTGCTTCCGATATAGCGCGCAACACTTCCATAGGATTTCTTGCAACTTTTGACAGTATGGACTTACGAGAAAATAATTCTCTTAAATGTCCGCTCAAATAGTCTCTATCAAGGCTTACCATAGCAGCGTGAGCGCCACCACTTTTTATGTAATCCCAATATAACTGGTCTTTCTTTAAGAAATGTGCTAGACCTCTAAATGTATCAACCACAGGCAAAAAACCATGTTTAGAGAATACGCCAGCTGAAATAGTATCACGCAAGGCGTTTGTGATAGCAAATCCAGCAGTTACAGTAGAACCAGCACGTAACCAACTGGCCGGATACTGCAATATTTTTGTTATAAAATTGCTTGTATCCTTGTTCATCATTTTCATTGCTTGCGCTAATTCCGGAGTTGTTTCATATACAACTTTTTTCCCTTTAACCCAAACAGAAAATGTATTATCAGTGGATTTTGCCGGTCTATTACCTCTTACCTCTTCGACGATGGTTCCTATACCCGGTTTCTTTGCAAGTTTAGCAAAGGTAACTCCTACGTGATTTCGTTCGATTGCATTGTAGAATTGGTATGTATTTTTTACGATACTTTCTAACGGATCAATAATATCACGTGTGCTGCCTTTGAACCGCTTAATAGGATTAGCCACATTGACGAACCCTTTTGAACTAGAAAAGAACCCGTCCATACTCTCTGCCGAGAAATCACGGAAGAACGGAACGTAGTTAGGATATTTATTCCGCAATAAATGGTATGTTTCTGGTTTTAATATTCCGTTATTTACAAGTTCTGCAAGCATATAATCTTGAAAACGGTGAATGTCTTTAGCAGCGCTTTTGAATGTAGGATTTTTTTCATACTGCTTAACGGTCGCTAAATCCTCTTTTAGTGTAAATGTAGGCATTTGGCCGTTACGGTGTAGGTCTAAATCATGCAACGCTACAAGGTAGGCGCTAAAGTCTTTATGTTCTTTTCGAGGTATATCCTTAATAATATCCTCAAATGCACGGATACCCTTTTCAGGTCTACCTTTTGCCAAAAACTCTTGAACCTTACCAACCCAACCACGAGCAATCCACGCTTGCATGAGCGGGTTGTCTTCAAACGGAATTTTCTCACCTGTAACACGTTCTATCTCTTCGACCATTTCACGTAATGGATTAAGTTCATCAACGGTTTTTGTGTACACATCGTTAGCAACACGATGGAGCATATCTTTAATATTTCCATCTTTAGCATCCGTAATGATACGTTCAGATTTAGAGGTTCGTTCAAAGGAAATAGAACCTTTGATACGGTCTGCACTAGACTGTTTATGCCATTCATGAGTTAGTTTAGATAATTTATTAACAATACCATTTAAAGCCTTATCACGTTCTATAGTTTCTTTGAAGTGTTTATAAAACGCCGGAAAGTCCCGTTTGGCTTTTGCTCTGTCTGATACATAATCTTTAAAGAATTCTGCGTACCCCTCTTTACGCTTACCAGCTACATCTAAATTATCATAGCTAGTACCAAACCGCTTTTTGACTTGACCTAACAATTCAGAATCAAACTTAGGAATACTGCTAAATCCATTATGGTTATCAATGTAATGACCTAACTCATGCATCATTGTAGGGATATCACCATATACCCCCGTACGGATTACATCGCTATTAGGATTATACCAACCCTTAGCGTTTTTAGTTCCCAATCTCCCTGTTTTTATGCGCTGATTGAATAGGTTATTGATACTATCAATAATTTCACGACGACTAACGGCACGCCCCATACGTTCAACGCCTTCACTTTGTTCCGTATGTGGTGTTTCCTTGCCCTTTACGCTATATTGTAATGGTTCTGTAGGTTTAACGCCTTTACTTTCCAAATAGCGATTTGCCATTACTTCGTTACCGTCAAAGGCTTTCACAACTGCATTGTGTACTTGCTCATGTGTTGCATTGTCTAAAAGCCGGCTTGGTTGTTGTGCATATTTGCTCACGCCACCTTCTACCGGTTCCGCTTGTAACGTTTTAAGTTCTTGCGTATCGGTGATTAATTCAGCAGCGCGATCACGGCGAACCGTTTCCATGTATTCATGGTTCAAACTTTCAACCGGTACATCTAGGCTTTCAGATAATCGAACCTTAACCGCATCAAGTTCCGTTTTAGGCATATCCGGCTTAGTTGCTTTGTTTAAATCTTTCAAGATTTCTGTATTAGAATTAACTTTATTTTCTAATTCTGCAAATCTTGTTTCAGATGCATCATGATTTACAACGTCTTTCAATTCATTTACGATTGTTTCGCGTGCTTTCAATGGCAATTCATCAATAGCATTTTTCAAACTTACGTTTGGCGCATCTTCTTCGTATCTAAACTTACTATTTACATCATTTTCAACCGCATCTTCTTGAACTCGAGATTTCTCACCCTCTACAAATTCAGTATTCATGCGGTTTTCTGGCTTAAATTCGTTTATTTCGCCTGTACGGACCTTTTCACCTTCGCCTTGATAGGTTATACCTAAATCTTCATTTTTGACCGATTTATTTTCAGTATTTTCAACAAAACTATTCAAATCTGTGTGCGGTTCTTCACCTTTTACGGTTTCACGTTCTACAAATTCATCTTTGAATGGTTCTTCATAACTTCGGCGGTTAGGATCTAGTGTGCTATCCTTATACGATACATCACGCGGGCCGTTTTCATATTTGCCATAATTACCCTTGAATGTGTCTTCTGCAATTTCCATGCGTACATTGTCGCGTGCTTCCGCCGGGTCTGGTCTTTCGTATGTTTCACGTACAATACGGGCCATTTCCGCCGGTGTAGCATCTGGATGCGCGCGCATAGCTTCTAGCGCTGCACTTTCTGTGTTATGCAATTCCCATACGCTGAAATCGACTTGCGTTCTCCAATCCCACGGATCTAATCCGTTGCGTTCCGCAAATTTCAACAAACCATTTTCGCCATTTAATCGCCCGTCAGTAAACTGAATGAGTCCGCGCGAGCCGTTGCCGTCGCCACTTAATGCCTTTGTATCAAAACTACTTTCAGCACCGATATTGCCAGTCATTGCAGCTGCTTCAACATCACTTAATCCGTTTTGACGGTATCGGTTGTATATATCCGCTTGGATATTGCCTGTTTCACCTTCAAAGGCTTGGCCGTTCAATGCATCTTCGGAATACGCACGCGGTTCAACTGCTGATTCTTCCGGTACTGGTATATCTTCAAATGCGTTATACATAACCCCTTCTTGCATATGCGGTTCTTCTTTAGAGAAACGTTCCCCTATATCCTCAAATGCATTAGATGCCTTTTCTTTGATATGTTCACCAACACGCCCCACACGTTCGCCAATGGCTCCAGATACCTTTTTAGGGGTTACGCCTTTAACCATACCAACCGGTAAAAACACATCATCCCATAAATTAGTAGGGTTCATAGCTATATTTTTTGCGAACTCTCCCGGGTCATCAACTAAACGCCCAACCGGTTTCGCAATCGGATCTACTAAAACATTTTTTGCCGTAGCAACATATTTATTCCCTAACACACCGTCCGGTGCCGTTCCTTCGTTTTCGGCTGTTGCGTTGGCGTTATACATTTCCGCCGTATCACTTGCAATCGTAGGCGCAGCAAGGACGCCCGCAGCTATTCGCACCTGTGGTGGAACATACGGAGTAATTGCTAGATATCCAGCCGGCTTGCCAACTGCGGCATTGTATGCTTCTGCTCTTGCTTTGTTTAGGCCCGGTGTTGCATGTTCTTCTATAAAGTCGCCGTTATCGTCAAACGCTGAAAAATTATCTCCATTAGCTTCAATGGCATTAGCAGCACTTTTTGAATACTCCCTACCTAGATTGTTTGTTTTATTTAATACATCATCTTTCCAATTTGTTAATGTATTACCTACATTGTCGTTAATCTCTTTACCGGTTTTATCAATCCATTCAATATTGTTTTTAACGCCATTAGCAACGTATTCGGCATTATTTTTAACGCTATCCCAAAACGTAGGCTTGGGCGCGTTGCCTACGTCATAACCGTACTCGGTTGTTATATCTTCAAAGGCGTTACCGTTTCCAGCTGCCTTACCGTATTGGTTCGTAATATCATCAAACGCACCCATAGTCTACCCCTTTTATTAATAAGATTTTAACCACGATTTATAATTGCCGTATCCGGCCGCATCAAGTTCAGCCGCTATCTGATCATCGCTCCAGCCTTGCGCTGATAGTTCGTTCATTCGCTTGGCTACTGCTGCCTGTTCTTCGCTTGAATATGTCGGTTGCCGTTTAACCGTTGGTGTTCCAGCACCACCACCAGTAGGCGCACCACTTAACGCGCTTTGTAACTGTCCGTAATAAGGACTTTCTATTTCTGCCTTATCTGGGTTAGCTTTTACCCATGCAGTATGCTGTGCGGATAAAGTTCTTAACACTTGCGCGTTATAACCGCTTGTACCTGTTTGTGTGGCCGTTGGTGGTTTAACGTGAGTACCTACATATTTCATGCTGCCGTCTGTGCCAACAATATACGTTTTACCGTCTGGCATAACTTTAATGTTTTTCGCCCCGAAATTACCTATGTTTTTCATTTGGCCGTCCGGAGTCATAACGATAACTTGGCCATTCGCAAATTGTTTTGTTTCGACCTTGCCATAACCGCCCATATCTTGAATAGTACCGTCGCCCATGTTGTAACGTACAATATGGCCGTTTTGCGCACTACTAAATTTGTAATCTGGTTTATCAAGCGCCGCAATAGAATTCAAGTTATTCATATCAATAGTACCAGCGCCAACTTTACCGGCTAGATAATTGTATCTGGCAACGGCTGGCGCCAACCCTTTAACCCGTTTTGTGTTATATGTATCTACAACCGGGTTGCCGTCTTTATCTTGCGTAAACACTAGATTGTTCATGATCTGTTGGCGCATAGGTTCAAGTACTTTTTCTTGATATTCGTTAACCTGTTGCGCGTACATTGTATTTACATCATTTTGATATTGATCGCTTGCAAGGCTTTGGGCGGTCTTGAAATCAAAACCAGCTTTAACTAGGGCGAGTGTATTCGCCCCTAGTCTTTTACGTGCTTCACTTGTTACGGTTGCTTTATCTGGTATGGAATATTGGCCCGGCGCTTTATCCTCGTTGGTATTACCACTTTCTACCAATTTGGGCGCCCCACGAAAAGGGTTATTGGCCCTTTGTTGCATAAATTCTTGATATGATTGCGGTACACCTGTATTAATACCAGTATTGTTTAAGTTTTGGAAATTCCATAAACCCGTGTTTTGTGCCTGTTGTGCTTGTTGTTGTAATATAGGACTTGGTGTATCTGTGTTGGCTTGCATTGGTTGTGCCGGTTGCGCTGGGTTTTGCACGCCCCATAGACCTATATTATTCTTTTGCATCAAGTTATTGGCAATAGGGTTATTAGAATTAGATAATAACTGATTGATTTGCACCGCACTATTAGGTTGTTGCATACCCATGCCAGCCATACGGTTATTATTATCCACAATTTGCGGTGTGTTTGGGTCTTGTTCGCCACCACCACCGCCACCGCCTAGCATTGCTTGATAGCCTTTAGCCATTTTATTATTTTGCAATGCCCCTAAACGGTGTGAGAAATATTGACCGGCTAACTCACCCAACGCCGCCCATGGTTCAAAATCTTTAACGTAGATTACGCCCATTGTGTTATTCCTCTACTTTCTTGTCTTCTTCTGTTGCTTCCTCTACTGGTTCATCAGATTTGTTAGATTTCTTTGTAGTTTTCTTTTTCGGCTTTTCTTCCGGTGCTTCTTCCGGTGCTTCGGCAATAGCTTTCAATTCTTCTTCGTTGATACCTTCGGCCATAATACCGTTAGCATAGAATAGATTATCGCCAGTACATTGCAATTCATACACTTGTTCTGTGTTGCCGGTTGGCTCACATACCGTAACAGGTTGATAGCCATGTACCGTCATGATTGGTTCACCGATTTCTAGTGCTTCAACCAGTTTCAAACCTTCCGGAGTGAGTACTTTTTCACTACCTGTGGTAGTAACTTGGCAATCAATCGTTTCAAGGCGATGCGTTTCCTTTTCGCCCATATCATGCAATGCAATTACATCATTAACCGCATCTAATGTGATTACCTTATCACCATTTACAAATGTTTCGATTGCTTTGCCACCTTCTGGCGTTGCAATTTCTGTACCTGCTACGAAGCAAAAACCTTTCATAAGACCTCCAAAGAAACCGCCAGAACCTTGCTTAACCATTGTTTGTGCTGGTTGTGCAAGTCCATAGCGTAATGTCATATATCTGTTTAATAAATCTTCTTGATCCGCGTTATTCAACTGACTCATAGAGTAGTAATCTTTGGCTGGTTGAATAGCTGCGCTTTGTGTTGTTGCACCTGTATTAATTGGGTTTTGTGCTAACCCTTCGCGTTGACCGATAAGGCCCGCCGCAGTACCGGCATTATTCATTTGATTTGTATACCCTTGATTTAACAAATTCGCTTGATTTACGATGCCGTTTTGTTGGTTGTTATAGGTATTACCCCAAAGGCCCATTTTAGCACCGATGCCACTCAAACTATTGTTAAATGCTTGCGAATTAAGCGCCGCCGCTTGGCCTAAATCGTTTGAATATTGCGCCGCAAGCGTGTTAGATGCATTCTTGCTAATATCATTCAATGCATTATCGGTGATTGAAGAATTAACAATGCCGCGACTCGCCAGGCCAGAAACTGCATTGCCTACGGTCGCTTGTAAATCATTGTTCAACGCTTGCCGTCTGGCTTCAGAATACGCCGCCGGTAATTGGCCGTTTGTGATACTATCCATTGCATTTTGATTTTTCAATAATGCACCATTGTATTCACTAGCTAATTGATTTGCGCCGTTGTTCATAGCATCAACGCTGGCCCCTAACTGATTGGCATATCTTGTATTATCTGTTAGGTTTCTTGCGCCAGCCGTTGCCACTTGATTTTGCAATGCACCGATTGCATTCTGGTTGCCTTTGTTGACACCTAAATATGCATTGTACATTTGGCGGTATTCCGGAGTTATTACATTGTTCAAGGCCTTATCGCCCATGCCTTGCAAGGTGTTTGCACTTCGATTGGTGTTATTAATCCAATTCATTTGGCCTTGTAATAATTGCTTTTCGTCGGCCGTTGCTTCCGGTACTTTAGCATCAATGCTGCTCACCTTCGACTTTTTGCCACCGCCGCCAAAAATTTGCAAGTCAAATTTAAACATGCTTTTCCTTTCTACAAAGTCGCTTCAAGGTGTTTACGCACCGTTTTCAACACTTTGTAATTAAAACCGTTATAGGTATAATCCATATGCGGAACACGTTCCATGTTCCACTTTTTAATAAAACCGCGCACGCTTCGATGTGTTGCCGTTACAATTACATCAAGATCATTTAACTTCATCACTTCAACAATGTATTTACCTATGATTTTCATATCACCGTATGTCTGCCAGATAGTAAAATACCGTTCACCCTCATGTTCATTGATGCTCCAGAATAGGAAACCAGCATTTGGGAAGAATTTGAAATAGTAATTGTATTTATCTTTGTAGTTATTATTTTCATCGAAATAAAAACCACTTAGACTGACTCTTTCGCCTGTGCGCCGCTCATAATCTTTTATCATATGTTCAAGGCTATCAAGCTGCATTGTTATTCCCCTATTCGTTCAATTATTACTTTATTCCAATTATTACCGGCTACGACGTGATTATTAAATGAACCACTTATTGAACATTCTAAACGCTTGTTATTAGTAGAACCCGGAAAACTGATTGATACGGTTCTATTCCCGCTATCATTAACATTGATATTCCAGCTTCTTTTATTGTTACCGTCAAGCGTTATAGTATACTGACCTTTAGGGAAAAACAAAGTTGTACTGTATGAACTTAAATCATTTGCTTTGCGTTCCCAATAATACCGCGTGAAAGCTACCGCATCATATTGTACAGAAAATTCGCGCCCGTTAATTTCCGTTTTAAGCGGTGTTGATGCATCGCCATAGCGCGCATAATAATCACGCCCATTAAACGGAACAGTTATAAACTTACCGCGTGTTACGCCTTTTTCTTCGTGCAGTCCAAAACGAAATGTTTGACCGCCTTTTTCAAGTACTAGATTAGGCATTATTCTATCCTCAATTTAGCGCCGTTAGGGAATGTTAGCGTGTTATTGTTTTCAAATGTTGCTATACGTTGCCATGCTCCAGCATCATTTGAGTTATTATCAAACCGAATAAAGGCAGCTTTACTGTTAGCAAAATAAAGCTGCGTACCTAATGCACGATTATCGTTTGCATTCCATGAGAATATAGCGCCAGTTCCCCAGCACTGGGTATCCCAAACGCGGTAGTTGTTACATTCACCAAAGGTAAAGCCACTATAACCAATTTTATTTTTAGCGTAATAATCTAAATCAATCGAACCGTTAGAAAGACCCTGTACCTTTAACGTACCCGTCATGGTATCACCGGACTTTTTAACACAAGCTTCTGCATTTTTTGCCGTATCGGCAGTTTTTGCATGTTTCGCTTCGTCTGCGCTTGCTGCATGCGTGGCTTCTACTACGGTATCCGTTTTCTTGTAATAGATTTTTTCTAAATCTTTGATTGTTTCAGAAATTGCTTTTAATGTAGTCGCTGGGTTAGTAGTGAACTTTTCATCACCAGCTATTTTTTTGATTGTGTCAGCCAATGCATTAAGTATTTCTGTTAATAAATAGTCTTTACCGTCAACACTACGTTTACCAATTACCGCATCGGTTGCCGTGTTTAGGTACGGATCATAATACTTAATAGACTTTACACGTGTGGCATCTGTTACGGCTATGGCTACTACTACACGTAAAATGCTTTTCCAATATGTACCTGTGTACACATTCATTTTTTCACTTGTTGTGTTGTAGTACATTTTATCTGTTGCCGCTTCCGGTGCGTTTGGTTGGCGTAATGGTTCAAGTGTTGTACTGCCATAACTTAGGCCCCCAGATGCGGAGCGTTCGACATACAAATACGATGTACTATTGGCCGGTAGGCTCCATGCACTTTGCTTACGTGTTACCGTTTGCACATAATCAACCGCGCCATAATCGTTGAACCCGTCAGCGAATGACAAAAGAACTGGTGTTTGACTGCCGTCAATCATCACGCTTAAATTATCACCGGTTAAGAACGCAAATTCGCCATTGCTTACCTTACCACTTAACACGCGATTACGTAGGCCGCCACCACCGCCACCAGTACCACCGCTACCGGCTTTTAAGTCCATTTCTTTCGCAATATTTAATAATTCATTCCGGTTTTTCTCTATACTTTCCGGTACTGTATCGCCCTGTGGTGTAATATCCAAAGGGAATTTTTCTTTATATGCCATTATTAAACCTCTTCATATGTATAATCTAACTGGCGTAACGAAATAGCGCCCTTTTGAACATTGATTTTGAATTGTACGTTACGATTTGCACCGCCGCCAATTTTATATGCCTTCGTGTATTCGTTGACATTCATCAACGCTTTATAATTGTAGGTCTTGAAATTAGCATAGTAGGTTTTAACCGCTTTACTAGCGAATTCAATCGGTTTAGGTTTCTTGTTTGAAATGCCAATCGTACCGTATCCGGGTATTAGGTTATGCGTTACAAAGTTGTAGTTCATAATTAATATGAATTGTCTTGTTGCCAACCTATTACCGCTTACTATTGACGTTTGAATTTGTACATTATCATCGGTATCTATGGTTTCATCTAAGATGCCAATCTTATTGCCGTAGGCTACGTATACTTCTTTATCTACATTCACCGCATCGTTGATATTGTGCGTGAATTTTCTTGATGTGAAAACTCCGCGCCCGTCCTCATAACGTGGCAAGTAGTGATATATAAATACCGTATCGCCGTTATATGGTCGTATCCAAAGTTGCTTACGACTAGGTATATGCCATGCTTCACAATCCTTTGTAATGTATTTCAACAGATACGAATTGATGTTCAATCCAGTTTCAAACGGTTGTATTTCTGCATAGGTATTAGTAGGCATAAAAGACATGAAACCTTGATTGCCTAAATAATAGCTACGATCATCAATACTTATCGTTGCGCCGCTACAGTAGCCAGTAGAGGATAGCGGGTATACCGTTAAATTCCGTGCATCTGGCGTACCAATGACTTGATAAACACGGCCATATTCCTTATATACGATAATTGCACGTGATAAGAAATCAACGGCAATAATGCTGCCTTGGTCTTTATACCCTACATCTACATATTGCGCACTAGATGCATCATTTGAGTTGTGAGTCCATGCGTTATAGTCGCCTACGGCTGACCAATTCAACCGGTGCGAATGAGTAGATGCAACAAGTACACGCCCAGAATGACTTGAAACAATATCACAAACAGGACTTTCTAGTGTTGCCAACTTGCCAGCACCAGAAACAACTTGCAGTTTATCACCACTCGCGATAAGAATATCACCACCAAATGCATGATATTTAGGCTTCCCTGTGCCATTTAACGCACCTAGTAATTTATTAGAACTGAAATCCGTTTCGTATAGATTACGTCCACTAGAAAAGTACCATTTATTACGGTACACATCATAATACAAGGTTTCGACTGGCAACCCAAAATCATACAATACACGAACGCCCGGAACGGTACGGAGTGCATTATCCGTTCTATCAAATTCGCATTGTCTAGCCTTTGTTAAGGCTTGCACGTCGATATTTTCTGGTGGGTTGCTCCAATCAAGGCCCAATCTAAAACCATTTGTCATGGCTACTTGTTTTACGCCCATTATGTTATACCCCGTGCCGCCTTAATTTGTTCCGTGATGTAGTCTATGAACTGCTTATCATAGGCAGCATAATCAGTCATAAGTGATTTTTTCTTCACCATGAAAGATACAAGCTGCACCAAATAACTATAAAAGAATTCAGAAAACGGAATAGTATCGTCCAATTCATCAACGTGATTTTTGCGTACGCTATAAAATACCTGATTAACCGTTTCACCGTCATAGGTTTCGAATGTTCCGTTTATGATGCGGATAGGATAGCCAGTTTTAGGAACGAAACCCATAAAATCGGAAGGAACCGCCCTTTTATCCGGTATATCCATATTTTTAACTACTTCTCGATCTTTGATACTAACTAGAATAGTCGTTAACCAATCAATAGCTGCGTTAATGTATTGGATATATTCTAGTTGTTCGTCAAGAATTTCGTTTGACTCTACATTAACAAGAGTAATCAATTCGCTTACGACCATAATCCCAATACCCTTCCGCAATTACACAATTATTATTACCTAAACCATTATTAATTGATTGCAACGCACTAACCATATTTGCTGAAATTCCAGAAATATCAAGGTTCATCACACGATATACGATGTAATCGACTAACAATGTTTCAAGTTCCGCTGGTAGTCCGCTTTCATCTTCGAGCATCTTATAGCCAGCAGTCTTTATATAATCAACGGTGATTTTCTGCTCTTTGTCCGCATCAAATACAACCGTTTGTAAATTCAATACTTGGTACCCTTGTACGTCCGCATCATCTACCTTGACATTCAATATGCCGATACATTGAAAAGGCAATGTGATCCGTCCACGTCCAGTACCCTCAAATGTTCCTGTTGCAAGGCTCGGGCAATATTGACCGATTAGGACATTTAACAGGTGATTTCCCTCGTTGTAATACTCCAACAAATAATACGGAGTATATTGTTCTTGCGAGGTATCGCCTATTTGCATGAACGCCCTATTGATGAGTTGTTTTACGTTCATATTCACCCCATATAAGAATAAAGGCGGGTGTTGCCCCGCCTATCATACTTACGCTTCTACTACGCCACCAGTCATAACATTGATTACGCCGTAATCTTTGCTATTGAACTTGGATTTTTCGATTGCGCCATAGAAAGCAATACCATTGCCCTCTACGTTGCCGTAGTCGTCCACTTGCTTGATATGTTTAGCCGGACGAGATACCGCAAAGCATGCCGCTTGTTTACCTAAAAGCAAGTTATGGCATACGTTAGCACTAGATGCCCCTGTTTTGTCGTTCAATATGCGTTCGTATTCGTACAAAATAACGCCGTCATATTCGCCTAATGCACCTGTGAAAATAGGGTTTTTAGAACCACGAACGTTAGCGTTTTGTTGTGCTGCAAGCCACTTAGCATCATCTTTCAAATCACGTGCCGCCCAAGGAGAAACTAACATAATGAATTTGTCCATACCGTCAACTTTAATAGGTTGTACTTTAGGGCCGTGCATTTGTGCTTTACGTTTAGCACGAGAAATTAATGTAGTAGTCAACTTATCGTTGGCGGTGATAGATGCTTGCGTACCAGCGGAAGATGCATACAATGTTTCACCAGATGTAGGAGATGCGGAAAGTTTAGCGATTAACTTGTTATCTTGCCAATCAGCTAACCATTGTTTCAACGCACCTTTGATTTCTTTCAACATGTCGTATTGTGTTTTTTGGTCGTCCGCTTCAAAGCGAGATACTGCGTTACGCACTAATTGAGTTTGTACTGTGAAGTCATAAATGTTTAACGTTTCTTCATTACCCGCCAACGTTGCACGGTTACCTTCAACACCAGCACCACTTAAATTCATCATCAAGCCGAATGTTACTGCATCGCCTTTGACGCCTTCTAAATCTTTGTTTTTATGTACTACATTGGATCCGTCAAGAGCCGTGAATTTATCGAAAAAAGACTCTTTCAAACCTTCGTGCCATACTTTTTTAGTCCAAATCTTAGGGACTAACGCCGCTGGGATAGTTACTTGATTTCTTTGTTCTGCCATATATTACCTCTTATAATTCGTCTAAATAGTCACGTACCTCTTTCGGCAATGCATCAAGATTGCCTGTTTCGTACGCTTTCAAAATATCTTCTTCCGTTACCTTGTTAGGTGTAGGAACGCCACCATTGAGCGCACCAGCCTTAGGCAATGTCGCCGCTACTTCTAGTGGGTTGTTCGGAACTTCGGTACTTGTCGCCCGTTCATTTTGCAATTCATCAACAAATTTTCTAATGGTTTCAAAATCGGCTTCCGTACCTTCTCCGTTATCAACACGATAGAAAGCATTGTTGACAGGCTGCGCATCACGCATCGTCATGCCATTTAATTTTTCAACACCACGTTGATACAACTCATTAAAGTTTGGTAGCGATTTAATTTCATTCACAAAATTTACGTTTTTTTGCCGTTGTTGATGTACTGCAATTTGCTGATTAGTAATCGCATATTCTGCGTTAGCTTCAAAACGAATAAATTCGTTGTACTTTTCAGCATCTTCATACATCAAACCTTCTAAATCTTCCGCCGTCATATTGAAACGTTTTAACGCTTCACGGCGAACGAAATCGCGAATATTTGATACTTCTTCTTGCGGCAATTCAATCGGTTTTTGCTGCGCTTCGAATTGTCTAGCGCGTTCTTCCGCCGCTTTACGTCTTGCGCGTTCCTGTGCAAGTGCCGCCTTTAAGTTCTGATCGTTCGCATGATTTTCTTCTTCCGTTTCACCTTCGTTAGTATTCGGCGTTTCTGTTTCTACTTCCGCATCATTCGCATCACTTTCCGGTGTTTCAGTAGAGGGAACATCATTCGCACCTTCCTGTGTATTCGTTTCTTCGGTTGTTTCTTCCAGTTCTACGCCCGCGTTTTCCAAATCTTCCGGAGTGAAACCAGCTTCTTCGATGTTTACTAAATCTTTTTCCATATCAAATACTCCTTTGCCTTTTAACGTCATTGCCGGACGAATATAAGAATATTGCAGTTTAACGCCGTTGCTTAGGGCGAATAGATGAGTGCAAGTAGTTTAACGCCGTTGCTTAGGGCGAAATATAAAAAACGCCCCATATAGGAGCGTTTTATTATTGTGTTGATAGTTTATATTACATACCGCTTAAATCGTTCACAGGCGGTAAAATTGGCGGTGCATTTTGAATGTTTGGTTGTTTACCTTTCAAGGCTAACCGTTCCGCCATGATTTGTTGCGGTGAAATCTCAACGCCTAGCGTTTGCAAGTACATGCTCAATGCTTCCGCTGGCATATCATCTAGGCTACCGCTAACACGCAATTCTGGCATAGCCGGCTTTTCTGCCGCTTGCTGAATACGCTTTTTAACGGCTTCTTTTTCTGGGAAGTCCATAAAGTCGAGGATAATATCCATAGGAATATCAACGCCGGATTTCTTAGCTTCCAATAATTGATATAGGTTAGCCTTACGAGCCGTTGCGCTTGCTTGGCTTGTACTAATAACAATATCAAAATCAAAGCAACTCAAATCATACAATACTTGTTTGATTGGGTTCCCCTCTTCATCTAATTTAGGTTGCCCGAACGGATCCGTGATAATTTGCTCTTGCATTGGCCGACCTAATTCCGGTTGAATTTGTACAAATTCCTTCTTGCCGTCGTCGCCCAAAATTCGCATCGCCTTTTCTTGGTTGTAGAATTGAGGGATTAACCCTGGAGCGTTCTTCTCACCCCATAAGAGTTTTACTATTTGCCGTTCTGCTTCTTTCGCCTGTTCAAATATACCAGCCGTTTGAACGGTGGTTACTGATTGTCGCAAGTCGATTGCCTTGCCACTCATAGAACCAATGCTGCCGGAAAGGCTTTCCGGAGTGATGCCGCTAATCGAATAAAAATCGTTATCCGCTTGTTGTTCTAAGGTTAAACTAATAGCGCTATCCATTGACGGTGTACCGTCTTGGAATGTAACACCCGGTTTCAAGAATATATTTGCTCCCGGTGTTGTGCTTTTCTTTTCAATCGTTTTCTTATCGTGTTCATCTATCTGACCTTGCCAGAATTTCACACCTAAAGACTGCTGATTAACAACGTGCATGCGTTGACTTCGGTTCTTGTTTTTTTCCCTTTGTGCATCTTTAAGATCACGAACTACGCCGGCCGGTTCTAGTTCATCGTCTACCAATTCACCGGTATAGTAACAATATTCACGCACTAATGGGAATTTTCCGTGCTTATACGGACTTTCGCCCTCTTCTAGTAGTACACTATCGGAGAACGTTGCATATCTGATTTTAGTATCTGGTATGCTAGTAGGTTTCTTGCCTGTAGCTAGTAACACAACAAATAGCGGGTTATTTTCATCAATTAGGCCCTCTTTTGTCATATATACATTCTTTTTGCCGTATTCCTTGTACCAGTATTGAACTACACGAACCTTTTTATACTTTTCGTTGTACCATAACGCTTCACCATTAATGGTTTCAACCGTGCCGGCTTCTAGTTCTGTATCGTCATATTTATGGCTTAACAAATCAATTTCATTAGCTTTATCCGGGTATACCTGTTTCAGCTTTCTTGTGCTTTCCCAACTATACCGGCCAACGAATTGCGCATCACTTAGATTTTCTTCTGTGCTTTCCGGATCTACGAAAACGTCAAACGGAGAAACACGTTCGATTTTAATTGCTCCGTCTAATTTTTGGTAATCAAATTCATAGCTTACCCAGTAGTTGGCTAAACCGCATATGATTTTATCTCGGAAGCATTTACCTTTATTTCGTTGATAGTGTGCGCGGTCTAAGCAGTATTTTGTAATACCTTTCGCAACGCGACTTATTCTATCATCTTCTTCGCTACGTGGTAAGAAGTCCGGTTCTGTTTCGTTTTGTGATGCATAACCGCACAACAAATTAACCGTTGCCCGTATCCTGTTGATTGTAATCACAGGGCGACCAGCTTCACGCATCTTTTTCAAGTCGGCATCTTCCCATTGCTTACCTTGCATAAATGCATAATCTTCGGCAGCACTTTGCCGCCAGTTTGACGTAGCACTCAATGCGCTTTTAACGTTCGCCTTTGCTTCGTATATATCGAATGTTTGTTCTATATTCATTACTCCACCATTTCAGAACCGTATATCATATCGTACATTTGTTCTATTTGCCATTGTGGCATAGCTTGCGCAAATTCCGCCAACTGTGCATCTGTATATTTAGCCGGAATAATAACGCCTTTTTCTTCGCGTTCGCCGTATTCTGACTTCAACACTCTAAAAGCGTAATCACGCAACGCCCTTTCACTCATACGCCCCATGCAGTTACTTCCCCTTCTGTTTCATCATCATATTTGTAACCATCATTAAATGGTTTCTCCTGTTTCTTAGGTGTAATAGGTCTACTCATGCAAAAATATCTAAACTCATCATATGCATGATCTTCTTGCGTTGTATCCACATCTTCCGGCTTGCTTTCGTCATACACTAATTCTGGTAATGTTCTTAAAATGTGTTTACACGTAGAGAAAAATTTAATTTTCTTCTCCCTTAGGTAGGTATGAACCATCATCTTGCCCGGAATGCGTTCAGAATTCGACCTTGTGAAGTTAATGCCATGACGTGCAAATATTTCGGCGATAGACTCACCTTGAATACTCCACTTCATGCGGTCGTCTTTCTGCCATATCGCTCTATCAGCTATATCATATGCATAGGTTTCGCCCTCGCTTAATCTAGCCATTTCGGCAGCGACTTCATCCGGAGTTAGTTTTAAACCTACATCCGGCTCACCTGTGCAACCGTAATATTCACGGTAACAATGTGCTACACCTTCATAATCAATAGCGTACCAATGAATGCTAAACGGTTTACTAAAACCCCAGTCCATAGAGCGAACCCGTGTCCAGCCTTGCGGAATTTCAAAAGGTTCTTCTACATGTACGCTTCGATTGAATTCGGTGAATACTTGCCCTATGAATACATCCCAATCGCCATACAAGAACGCTTTCTTTTCCTGTTCTGGCAATGCTTCCAAACGCTTTACATAGTTAGGGTCATTTTTCATTAATACATAATTGTCGTATACCTGAGCCGGAATAAATACTTTTTCAAGTCCTGTGGTCTGATCAATCACAGTTTTCTCACCGTAATTGGTTGCTTCTACATATTTACGCTTAACCCAACCATGCCCACGGCCACCGGGGTTACAACTGCCACGAAAACGAACAGGAAACCCTTTGGCACTACGAAGGCAAGCCGTTAATAATTCGGCCGTGCGTTCTGTATGCTTGGTTAATTCGTCAATGCCTAAGTAATCAAATTCTTGCCCTTGATAACCCTCGGCATCTTTATCATTCTTCACATAGCGGAATAGCACTTGACTCCCATTCTTTAGCGTTGCTATGTGCTTCTGGTCGGAATACTTGTATAATTCCGGCGGTACACTTCGTATCCATTCACGAATGACGTTGGCTTCTAAATTTGGATATGTTTCACGGAATATATAACAATGGCTACCCGGATAGGTTAAGGCATAAATAAGTACATCCATAATCAATGACTTTGTTTTTCCACCACCACGAGCGCCACCATACACCGCATACGGTGCCGTTGTATTGTGAAATATATTTTGTTTTTCGTTTGGCTTATAGTCAATCGTTATTTCCATTTTTGATAGATTTATACACAAAATGGGATATATCGCCATGGATATACCTCATTTAATGATAGATTTATGCAATTACCTATTATTCTTTATTCATATTACTAAATACAACTTTAATCGGTTCACCGTCCGCCCCGCTAATTTCTTGCTTATCAGTAAACATCTTATAACGCTTACCAAGCAATTCAGCTGCTTTTATCCTATCATTTAACGCCGGATCCAAACCGAACTGGTCGGGAATATCACCACGCATCGTACTAGATAAGAACTGCATTACCTCGTTAGTATCGGCAATGCTACTTTCTTTCATTTCTGCTAGTCGTTCGTCTATATATTGTTTTACGTCAACTTTTTTCAACAGTCGACTACCAGCCGAATACGCCGTTCGTTCACTATAACCAGCCTTTATTGCTGATTGCGTGGCATTCGTAGTCTTTAGCCATTCTTCTGCAAATATTAACTCTTTAGGCTTTAATTTAATATCACTCACTACGTCCACCACCTTTCAACACATTAACTAGATATATTAACAACTCATGTGGCTTTAATGTATCGTATTCAGCCACTTTTTTAAATAACTGCCCCTCTTTGAATGGGTTTTGTTCATACTTCTTTGGGAACGCTCTTGTATATTCTGCTTCGCTATACATGCGGCTTACGATATATACTTTAAACGGCTTATCCCACTTACTCCATGATTGGCGAGTATCAATCACATACCTTAAACCTTTTTTGATTTGTAACGCCGTAATTACTTTTTTTATTTTAGGCATGTAGTTCATTGATATTCACCCCCTATCGTAGTATGTTGTTATCTTTCGTTTTCATTCTTCTATGTGATCGCTGACAAATTCCAGCCGCTTGCTTAGATGCATGTTTGCTAGTGCAATATGTTTGGCATCGTCCGTTATATTCGATTGTTTCAGCCGTACATATGCCATGTTTATCATTGTTCAAACAATGCTTTCTATCGCAATGAATTTGCGTCATATTGCTATCCTTTCAAATAGTCTCATTACACATTTCGTGTAATTTTAAAAATACGGTTGACGCGTCGCGGCAACCGTGTTATACTCTAATCAAGGTAAGGGAAACGAACCCCAATAGTTAATCACAAGGAGAAATAAAAATGTACACATTAAAAGACTTGAACTCAAATCAAACTTGGAACTTCGATAACCAATCACAAGCATCTGAATTTATTTCAACTATGTCATTTGGTTTTGAATGGCAACTACTAGACACAAATAATCAAGTTATTGCAACTCACTTTTACGAATAAGGAGATTAAATAATGCCCACTTCAAACAACAAAATAAAAGAGGCCCGTTTAAAAGCGGGTCTCACTCAAAAGGCTGCGGCTGAATTTTTAGAGATGCCGCTACGCACCTTCCAAGACTGGGAATACGGTTCTAACACCCCTAAATATGTAATCAATATGGCGGTTAAAATGTTGTCCGCAATTCAAAAGAATAAATAGGAGAATAAAACAATGCAAATGACTAAAAAACTTTATGACGTTGAAGATTACATCACATGTGAAATTCTTAAACGCAACATTACAGAAGAAGAGGTTTGCAACTTCTTAAAATCTCAACCACCTTTAAAAGCTTTTATGGTGAACGATGAAGTTGTTCTTACTTCCAGCAATCTTACAAAACAATCTATAGCTTTCCTATTTGAATAATCAATAAAAGAGTACCAACAAGAAATGAATAATCAAATACGCCAAATGTTAGCCGCTAGATAATAGCGGCTTTTTAATTACTCAAAACCAAACACGCCACAACTTAATGTGATCTGACATCAAAACAATTTGGGTTAATTTGGTCTAAAACCTTTACATAATAAATGCAGCATGTTCAGTTTTCAATAATCAAATGTTACTTTTATACAAGAAATGGGATATATCGCCGTGGATATACCCCATTTTATTTTGGTTTTATTCATTTTGTTTGTATGTTCTAAACAAATACCGGCAATCTATGAAATCGTACAAATAGTTATGTTATTAGGTAGTTATGTTATTAGGAAAGTACATATTTTAACAAGGATCGTATCTCAAATGGCATGTGTTCGTTGAAAGGAATTTAACGCCGGTATCTGTTTACAACACACAAGGGGAACGTTTATAGTTCCCCGCGGTGTCGTATGTTTAATATGAGAATTTAGTCAATGTCGTTCAAAGCTACGTATGACACTATAATTATACTATATTATGCTTTTCCGCATGTTTCCGATATAGTCCGATTGAGTCCGACTTTTACCGTTTTAGCAGTATACATGCTTGGGTAATATGTATGGTGTAAATAATACCCCACTTTGATGAGTCCAGCCGTCTTTAGTTCGCTAGCTTGCGACTTTTCTAAATCTGTAAAGTATCTGGCGTGTTTAGCACTCTTACCGTCAACATATTCACGCATCAATAGTATATTTTCTTTCCCGCTGGTTGTGCAGTTGATAATATCTGCTGCGGTTTCCCGCTCATCAATCAACGCCCCTATTTCCTTTTGTACTGCATCACGCTTGCTTTCAAGGCGTATAATTTGTTGCTCCAGTCCGCCCGGTGTTCCGCCACCTGTTAGGCGTTCCTTGGAATAATCAACGGCGCCTATAGTCGTAATATCGCTTTGCAAATGCTTTAGATCTTCTTTCAATGAATTGATTTTCATTGTGATTAATTTGATAGGCTCTAAATATTCTTTTGCTAATTCCCTGTATTCTTTATCCGTCATATACTCCCCTTTATTTCATGTTCTTAACTGTTTCCCCTAGCATGTTCAAATAGTCCTGTAAATTGGTTTTGATAGCATCATTCACAATTTGGATATTGTCAGTTGTTACATAACTAGCAATTAACATTTTATACATCGCATCTTTAGTTGGAACTAATACCGCGATCATACCACTAATTAGAAACGCCGCAAATAACGCAATTATTTTACCTTTGTGTGGTTTAAGTTGTTCCCGTGCATAATCATCAATGATATACATAACACCAGTAGCAAGCATTATGAACGCCAACGTAATAAAAACAAGGTTATTTATCACATCTAAATTATGCAGCACCTCAATCAAATACAAATACATCGGATTAATAATAGGCATTATACATTTCCCCTTTCACCCATTCTTCTTTTTCCTCATTCCAAACAAACATCACTTCATCTTCTAGGTAAAAGTTATCATCTTCATCAAAGCCATAGCTTTTATCATACTCAATGGCTTTACCTATATAGAACACAGTTTCTTCGCTCTCAAATGCAAGCTGGCATAAAAACTCAAATGCATCTTGATAGCTTTGAGGTGCTATGTAAAAGTCTGAGTGTTCAACGTAACCGCTATAGTTACTCATGCAAACCTCCCATTCTTCGCTATTTCATAATCGCTTTTTAATTTAAGGTTATCATCATCTAAACCACGTATATTTTCAATTTCTGCTCTAATTTCAAGTATGTTTAAATACTCTCCCATAATAGCCTTTTGCCTACGCAACAAATCTATAGGACAAGTTGGTTTAAAATCTAAAGTTCCAGCATCATATTTAACAATCATTCTGTGCAGTTTGTTGTAACGTTCTTTTAACCCCTTATATTCTCCTCTAAATCTAGCTTGCCATTCAGGCTCACTAACGCTTAATTCATTTTTATTTTCTTCATTCATTTTGTACACCTCTTATGATAGGGCGGATATTTCACCGCCCGCCTTTCTTTATTTAAAATAACTATTTACCAATACTACCAATACCACCAGTACCGCGCGCCGTCTCTGTTAGTTCATCAACTTCTAACAACTTTAATGCGCCAACTGGTACAAGAATACCTTGCAACAATCTATCGCCTTTTTGAATTAGATACGCATCATCGCTTGTATTTTTAAATATACCTTTAATTTCCCCACGGTAATCCGCATCAATCACCCCGAATGAATTCGGAATAATTAACGGCGTTTTACTCATGCTGGATCGTGGCGCCAGCATCAACATATACCCTTTTGGAATTTCCATTGCTAGACCTAGCGTTACATATTGCGTTTGATGCGGTTCTACAACAACGCTTTCCGGTTGGTAAAAATCCATTCCGGCAGCATCTTCGCTACCAATTTTAGGCATTAACACGTTATGCATGCACCGCTTAACCTTGATAATATCCACCTTGCGTTCTTTATCACCAAACACAAGGTGTTTGATTTTATTAACTAGCTTCATTTCTGCATTCCCCTTATTTTAACAACGCTTCCAATACGGCGTTTCGCCTATCCATAATGCGAATTTCTGCCCGTGGGTTTTCTTTATCAATACCAGCTATGCAACTTTCACCGTACGAACATATCCATTTATCATCATCGATCACACCGGCTTTTGTTAATATATCACTGGTTGCTTGCAGTAATCCTATTAGATCCGGCCAACTTCTTTTATTAGGCAAGTAATATTTACACTCAACAACTACAATGCCAGATATATGCAGTTTCTTTCCAGCCAATTGCCATAAACATGCATCTTCATAATTTGAATAGGCTTCCGACGGAATATAACCCCGTTTGTTGCCTTTTTTTATTATTTGCCCGTGGTTCTTTTTAGTAATCGGGCGTCCTTTGAATACTATGTCAATTACGCTCATTTTCTGCCAACCTCACATTGCACGGTTCTGCTTCTGTAATCACGCCCAGCATTCCATTGCTCCAGCTTGTTGCCCCGTAATTAAAATAGCAAACCTTCCCCCTGTTATATCTGGCAAAATACCGCCTTAACACTCCGTATGTAGTTTTAATAATGATAGGCGTATCAACCGGAACCTTCTCCCATTCCACAATACCCAGTAACGCACCAATAGAATATTTATCTGTTTTAGGACTTAAACCCAATACACGGCATGGAATACGCGGCGTATGCTCCCGCACTTTAAAATGTCCACCATTTTCAATAAAATCTGGGTTTACAAAATAAGCATATACCCCGATAATTTTAATATCTCTATATCCTTCTTGGTGCATTTGTTCTAATAACCATTTTTGCTCATTCGTCATAATTCAATTCCCCTTTTATTAATAAATGCTTTATTTGTTCCTTGATATAATACAAACACGATTCCATTGTTCCGTTAAAATGTTGTAAATTTGCTTTTGAAATTACTTGTCTTAACCGTTTTTGTTTTTTACCGTTTGGAATATTGTATTCAACCATGATGCAATAAGAATTTGCGGTTATCTTTGGTTTTAAAATTCTGTTTCCAATAACAATGGTTAAAGCACTTGCAAATTGTTCATGCGTATATGTTAGATCATTTGCTTTTACAAGTTTCTTCATTTACTACCCCCCCCCATAATATGACGACCTATTTCTTCTACAACATTTACAGTAACGGCGTTCCCAGCTTGCTTATAAAGTTGGCTATTACTATTTACCGCCGCAGCCTTTTCGAACTGTTCGTCTGTAAAACCTTGTAAGCGCCAGCACTCTTTAGGCGTTAATTTTCTAATTTGGATAGTTTCATCATCAACCAGTACACCTAGATTATCGCTAGTTGTTAATGTATTGGATCGTTGATGTTGCACTCTTCCTCGGCGTGTTTCACTATCTGGATATGCAAGGTCTATGCCGTCGCCTATTTCTGCCATTGTGTATCCTGTTTTAGTTGCATTTTTAATAGCTACTTTTGGAACATGTTTATAATCTGTAGCCGTCAACGTACCAGCTAAACCAGTAGACCATACGGTATTATCCGTTTCATAACGTGAACCATTTCCGATACTTTGAACTTTATTTGCATTAATTTCATATAAACCAGTTTTTGCCCCCATTCCGCCACCTTGTGCGGATAATGTGCAACTTACGCCGTCAGGGTTATAAACTCGTTCACCTTGCGAACCACCTATAATCTGCTTAAGAGTTGTTGTGTTTTCTCTTTTGACAGGTAATAAATTTCCGGAACGTCTGTTTCCATAATATCCAACAATATACACACGTTCTCGGTTTTGAGGGACTCCGTAGTCTTTGGAATTGTACATTTTCCATTCAACACAGTACCCTCTTTCTGCCATTTCACTAACAACGGTGAGGAACCCACCCCCCCCGTCGATTGATAACAAATTCTTAACGTTTTCACACATAATCCATTGGGGTTTATTTTCTTTGCACTCATCTAACAACCTCATGATTTCATAAAACAGACCACTTCTAGTACCTTCTTTAATTCCTTTTTGCTTTCCAGCAATGCTTATATCTTGGCAAGGAAAACCAAACGCCCATAGGTCAGCCTTTGGTAAATCTTTCCCTTTAACCTTTGTTATATCGCTGCCAAACCATAAATTATCTGTATCATACATTGCACGGTACGATGCTTGCGCGAACTTATCAAACTCACACCAGCCAACACACTCCATTCCGGCCCTTTCTAAACCGGAATGGAAGCCACCAATACCGCTAAAAAAATCTATGAATTTCATGTATTCCCCTTTATCAAAACATTTCACCACTTAATATAGTATTTACGCTTCCTTTGTACTAATTCCATCTTCTATGACTTCCTCACATTCAATTAAGCACGTAATAGGTGATACCGAAACATTTGCATTTGTAACAACATCGATAAATTTAATTGTTTGTACATTTCCCAAATCTACATTTTGTAACATCGAGTCATACACTTTCATTTCTTCATTGCGAAATTTGTAACGATTAAATGAATTTGTAAAATATCTTCTAGTCGCACCATTTATAAATACTGTTATCTGTAACATATTTACTCCTCACCTTTAAAAAACACCAACCAAACCGTTTTACCTCGCCGTTGCCCTAAAATTGGCTCAACAGGCAATAATGGACGCACTTTTGGTAACGTTATTTGTTCCTCGTTCCATTTGAAAATTAACGTTCCGTTTTGTTTTAATACTCGCCAACATTCCGCAAAGCCTTGTTTTATATCCTCTTTCCAATCCAGCCCCAACCGCCCGTATTTTAAAGCTAAAAATGATTTATCACCAGCACTCACTAAATGCGGTGGATCAAACACAACTAAATAAAACGTTTCATCTTCAAACGGCATTTTTCGGAAATCTGCAATAATATCCGGTTTTACAATTAACCTTCTACCGTCGCAAAGAGTTGTGTTTTCCGTTCTGTTATCCATGTAAACCGTTTCTTTATGTTCTCTATCAAACCAGAACATTTTAGAGCCACAACATGCATCTAATACCTTCATAGCGCCCCTATTTTAATCATTTTCATTAACCCGCCAGCAATCAACGCCAAAGCAATAGTTGATACAAATAATCCTAATACCGTATTTCCGGCAACATTGAATAAACCTAGCAACCATAACGCCATAGAAACAATAAACGCAAAACCTAAAGCTTTTACTAATAGCACAAGCACTATATACACAAAAAGCGCAATATTTTTCATTTTTTTATCTCCTTATTTTCAAAAGGGTTTATAGTTTCAAACACAACGAAAGACGTATTGTTGTACCCGTGGCGTTTTTCCCATTTACGAAATACCGCGGTTAATTCTTCTTGTAATTCATCTATATGTTCTTGTTTTACATCTAGTAGATAATCTTCCGACCACTCCGCTATTTCATCGTCAAGATCAATTTCCACAATATCCTCAATAACTCGATCTGCATTAACTGTCGGAATATAATAATACGGATTTGCCACCCTAACGCTTGGTACTTCCTCATCTGGATATGTACTTGCAAAATCATTAACGGCATCTTCAATGCTTTTTTGCGGCCAACCTACATACCCTTTAAAGCACCAACACCACTCATTCTCATTTTTTACTAGCATCGTTACCACCATTTAAAACGGAACATTTTCATTGTTCTCGTTATTATCTGCAAAATTATCAAAATTACTTTCGGTTGCCGTATCATTCAATGCGGATACACCAACGAAACCAGCGATTACTTCCGTAACGTATTTCTTTTGTCCGTTGCTATCTTCATAAGAGCGTGTTTGAATACGCCCCTCTACGAATAAGCGGTTTCCTTTTCGGTAATTTCCTACTGCTTCGCCTAGTTTTCCCCAAGCCACACAGTTGACGAAAGCAGTTTGTTCTTTCGTTTCATTTGTTGTGGAGTCAATATAGGTGTTAGTTGATGCTACCGTAAAAGTGGCCACTGCTCGACCACTTTGGGTATAACGCACTTCTGGATCACGTGCTAAATTACCTAAAATTTGTACTGTGTTCATTTTTCCACCTCGTCATTACCTATCTGCAATTCAGCCATATCTGCCATAGCCAAATATACTTTTTCGTGCTTATTTCCTTTATGTGTCTCTTTTACTTTTGCTCTGAATTCAATAATTGTTCCGAAGAAACACCCACATATTACCTTGATTGTTTTGTCTCGGCATTTAAAGAATGTTGTGAACCGATTGTAACGACCAGCTCCACCAATAACCATGTAATCATCATCTTTTTTCACCTCAGCATCGCCGGACACCCTAGCATTGCCGGACACCCAAGCATTGCCGGACACCTCAGCATCGCCGGACACCCTAGCATTGCCGGACACCCAAGCATCGCCGTACTGGCTTAAATTTTCTTCGCATTCAATCCAACCACCAATTTCACCGGCAACTACACAACCGAAACTTATAATTGCCCTTATCTGTTTAAATTCAATACCAAATATCGTTTTAATTTTTCCAGTAAATTCGTATTTCTTTTGTTCACTCATTTCAATACCCCCATAATTAACGCTTTCCCTTTATCTGATATTTTGCTTTTGTTGATTATTTCTGTTACATCTACTGGTTCTTTGGCTACTTCTACTAAGTTACCAGTTGCAGTCATTTCAATTCTTTTCTGACCAGCATCGAGTAACGCTCGTTCCTTTTCTGCTTTTTTCCTTGCTTTAAGTAACAAGTGATTGTCCTTAATTGAATTTGCCATCCGTTGGCGGTGTGTTTCACGTTCCGCTAGTTGCTCGTAGCATCTAATGAATTGTGATCTACAACTTGCCTCGTTATATTCATTCCCCATTCTAGGGTTAAATGAAGACCATATAGTATTTGCAGCTTGTAAGGTTATACCTTTCAAATGCTCTTTTCCATGTTCAAAGCCATAAGCACCTACTGCCTTAATCACTTTTTCCCATTCGCTTTGTGCGATTGGTAGTTCCTCATATGCATTTACATAAGCACTTAATGCGGAACATTCCTCTCTAATTTCTGCAATCGTTGGTAAGAATTTGCATCTATCAATCAGATTGCTTATCGCTTGTTCAAGGGTAACTGGGTTTACATCAGATAACTTTGTTACATACAACATCATTCGTTGCTCTGACATATCAGTAGACCACGCTATCTGTAACATCGATAGCGCTCTCAAGGTCTGTTGCTGGTTGTTCAGCATCTACACCCCCTAACTTATTCATCAAGTTATTAACTACGTTGATTGCATCTTCCTTGCTATTCTTTTTAGAATTAGGTTTTCTGTATTCGCTACGCTCCCATGTTCTAACCGCTGCTTTCCAATCTTTCATCGAGTTTTTACCAACTTTCCAACCATTACTTTCGTAATAATCAAAAAATTGACTTGCATCGATGTTATTGTTGCGTTCGATACAGTATTGTTCAATGTCAGAGATAGTCGGTTTTTCAAAACGCTTGCGTTTTGTTGTAGTGCTTTTTGCACTACTATCTTTCTCTATCTCTAACTCTTTCTCTATCTCTTTCTCTATCTCTATCTCTGGTGGAGTTTTGTCGGAGATTTGTCGGACATTTGTCCTATCCGTTTCTATTCGTTGTCTATATTCTCTCTTTCTATCAGCCTCACTACTGCCTCTGCCGATGAAGTTCTGAATATCCAACATATAGATTGCACCATTTTCTAGTACATCAATTAGTCCTAAGTCTTTGAAGATTGATAACGCTTGTTTAACTGTTCCTATTTGGTGGCCAGTTACACTTGCCAGCATTTCTGCGTTATAAGGAATGCGATCATTAACGACTAACTTTCCATCATTCTTTAGACTTCGTAGATAGAGTTTCAAAAGAATATTGCTGTACAAGTAGCCGTCTTTCATGCTTTCTAATATCTTCAACTCATCACTATCAAAGAAATTATCTTTTAATCTAAGATAGTAATATTTTTTGTTATCGCTCATAGGCTAGCCATTAACCAACGCTTCCGCATCTAGCTTTTGGTTGCGTTTGTTCAATTACATCTAGTACATCTTTCAATTCTGTAATTTCTTTTTCATTTACTTTGTATTCGGCTTGTGTTTGTTCTAATTTCTCAATGCGTTTCTTAACATATAGTTCAACAACATCAATTCTCTTCATAATGTTTCATCCTTTCCATAATGATTATTTCTAGCTTTAATTTGCTTTCCTTTGCAAATACTCCGTGTGCTAAGTGCTCATGGCAATATCTACACAAGCACGCTAAGTTATTTAACTCACTTGTACCACCTCTACCTCTAGGCAATATGTGGTGTACCTCTGTAGCAGGCGCTCCACATATTACACAACATGGATAGCCATCTATACTATCTCGTTCGATAGCTTGCGGCCTTGTGATTTTATAGAGTTTATCATCATTCCTTTTTCGCTTGTTCATTCCCCCACTCCTTAACCAACGATTGAATGTAATCGCTATCATCAAGTTTTATTCCGAGTTGGTTACACTCATCAACCAAGCAATCAATAAGCCTTTGCATCTCTGCAACTGTGTATACTGATGATCCGTGGTAGCACATGATGTTGTGATAACCTTTGATGCTTTTACACTCGCCAGCATCTTCGGCTATCCAACCAAGGCCGTGTGATTGCCATATTTGAATGTATCTTTCTATAGCATCTTCACGGACTGGAACATATGTGAAATGACTGCAATCTTTGATTGCTTTTCTATATACATCTTCCTTAGACATATACGAATGGTTACTCATAACTTCCGCTATCTTTTGACATAGAACCCAGCAATATGCATTAGCGTTCATACTGCGTGATTTTGATTTCTTTTTGATTTCAATCATGTATTCTTTTTCTTTGTCTAATTTCGCTAGATCATTGTCATGTGGTGCTGGTATTACTACCATTACACCTAGCGGACTTCTTATTAAATCGATGTTATTTGTTATCCACTTCATCGTTGTGCATACCTTTTAGCATTTACCCAGTTAAATGCTTGTTGGTAGTGGTCTTGTTTTAGGTCTGCTGGTTTGCTTGCCTTGAAAGTTTCCGTTACATAATGTACTAACTCTTCTTCGCTAATACCACCTTGCGTGGCTCTAGCTTTTAGAGTTTGCCAGTTATACACAGTTTCTTGTGTTTGGTTTTGTGTATTTTCACCAAATGTATAACGCACTTTTCCTTTGTTATCTACAATAACCAACTTCACAATATTTCTGTTTTCGTCATATGCAATATCTTTTACTTTAAATTTAGCGTTTGATTTAGGCTTACCATCTCTTCCCTCGTACCATTCGCCGTCTTGTAATGTAATATATACAAATGGTGCGGTGTATAATTCCCTACCAATACCCCAGTTAAAACCAGCTCTTTTAAAGCTATCAGATGCTTGCCCTTTTTCTTTCTCGGTGTTACTTTCTGTACCTACATCACTTTTAGCGACCCATTGTCCTTTTGTTCCATCCCAAATGGAAATTGTGCAATATAAGTTACCATCGATAACAGAATGTCCACGTTGCCAATTCATAGCACCTACAGTTTCATCAAGAATATTCATATCAACACGTGCATCTTTGTATAAAAGAATTGTCGCTCCAATCGCTTTTGCTTTGTTTTGTCCTATAGATTGTATTCGACAATCTATTTCACTTGCTTTTAATTCTCTAAATTTCATCATTCACCTAACCAATCTGTAAGTTCATGTGCTTTTCAATTCTTGCACCAGCTACTTCTTGTTCTGATTTAATAGCTTTCTTGATTGCTACTTTGTCCGCTGCGATTGTTACTTTTCTAAACTCATCAGGTAGTGCATCCAAGTTATCAATCTCTACTGTTTCGCTTTCTTTGTAGTAGCATTTGAATTGTCCAACTTTCTTTTCTGTTAGTTGGTTTTCTTTCATTACGTGATCAATGTTATTTTTCAATCGTTCTGTCATGTTTTCTAAAGTCTTTGCTTTAGCTTGCATTCGTTTTGCCTCATCTTTAAACGCTTGAATATCGCCTTTAATGTTTCGGATAAACATTGCAGTATTTTCGATTTTCTCATCAATGCTGCAATCAAGCATATCTAATGTATCTTGGATAGCTTGCATATCCTCTTCGGTTTCTGCCACCTCTAACATAGCTTGCAATTCTTTGTAATCTTTATTTAGTTCATATAAACTTGGCATTCAAAATCTCCTTGTGTTAAAATACAAGTAGAGTATTTTCCAATACTTCTACACAAAGTCCGCTAAACTTCTTCTACTTTTCACTAGCGGACTTTTTCATTTTTATAAAACTCTATTTCTTCTTCCCATTTACTGCTTAGCATCCACATCGTTACACCTAACATGCTTTGACAAAAGAATGTCCACATATCGATGTTGTCTAATTCTAAGCTACCCATACCACCAACCACTAATATTGCTGATATGATTTTCATTCCGTTACATAACTTAATCATTTAAATCTCCTGTAATCACTAGCATTTGGCTAGTGATTTTTCTTATTTCACCTCTTAGATACCGATTTTCTGATTGTAAGCGTTCATTTTCTGCTTGTAACTGTTTATATCTGACAATGTTAAACTCCGTTGTCAGCCCCGCTAATTTCTCAACCTCATTCCGGTTGAATTTCACACCGGGTATCGGTAACTGATGTAACTTACCGTCATTTCTGAGGTTATATACCGCTGTTTCTGATATCGACAGTAACGCAGCAACCTCTTTAACTGTGTAAACTAATTTTTCCATAGAATTCGTTCATACATTCTCCTTTTTATAAAAAATAATCAACCGTTACACCGAAATAATCGGCAATTTTTTTTAGGGTATCTACACTAGGTTTTGAACGACCTTTTTTGTAGTCAGTCATTGCTGCCGTAGAAATACCCGTAGCTTTACTTAATGCATATGCAGTTATGCCATGCTTTTTTAAAAGCTTTTCAATTTTTTCATACATCTTGCTATATCACCTCGATTCTGATATATTAAAAATAACTAATATTTATTAGCTAATTTTTACGTGATTTATAATCTCGTTTTCGTTAGCTATCTCGCAATTTCATAATATTATGTTTTTGCGAGAATGTCCAATTAAACGTTTATAAAATTTCTTAAAAGAGATTAAATCATGGGTAACAAAAACATATATAGCAAGATAGAAGCTCTATTGAATCAATATAATATTAGTGCGTACAGACTTTCTAAAGATACTGGAATTTCAACGGCATCGCTTACAGATTGGAAAAAGGGGCGCTCAAATCCTAAAGCAGATAAAATACAAATCATAGCGGATTATTTTAACGTTCCTATCTCGTATTTTTTAGATAGCACTGAGCAAACAAAAGAGGTACCACCTATTAAAAGTGATACCTTCAATGTTGACTTTAAAAATGTAAAAGTTATGTTCTATGGGGATTATGAACTTACTGAGCAAGAGAAGAAAATGGTTGAAAACGTGATTAAAGGGGTTATTTCATCACGTAAGGATGAAAGGGATAAAAAATAAGTATATAGGGGTGTAGTATGAAACGAATGTATCCTATTGTGTTAGATATTATTAAAGAAAATCGGTCTAATGACCCGGATGTTATCGCTAGAAACTTACGTATTAGTGTTCACTATAGATCACTACCAAAGCATTTAAAAGGGTTATTAATAAAGACACCGTTTTCAAAAGATATTGTTATCAACTCGAAAATAGATATAAACCATAAAAAAGTGGCGTTAGCACATGAATTAGGTCATGTCATATTGCATAAAGGCGGATACAACTTATTTGATATTGACTTATTAACCGATAGGGATAAAAAAGAAAAAGAATATCAAGCAAATAAATTCGCTTTTTTGTTGGTGGCTCATACCTGTTTAAGAAATTCGCCGAAAATGATTGATAGTATCCGCAATGAAAAGGAACTAACATTTAACGATACGATAGAGTTGCTTAAAATATTCGAGCGTACAGGTTGTTATATTTAGGAGAAATAATCATGAAAGTAAACCGTAAGGAAATTCAAGATGAAATGATAAATATTACACTTGGAACTTATTTATTTACATTTCTATTTGCCGGTATATTTTTCATCATAGTAGAAAATAAGGGCGATACTATAGGTATTTTTATATCTGGTATTTTATTCTGGTTGGGATATTTGCTAATTAGATTTATCAATAAAAAACAAAGTACAAAGTTTTTAGATAATTTAGAAATGAGAGAATACTATGCAATACAATATCAGCGTGAGGAAGAAAGATAAGGGTTTCCAAATAATTGTGTCGTATAAAGACGGCTACAAGTGGCGTCAAAAATCAAAACAAGGCTTCAAAACTAAACGTGAAGCTAAGGAATACGGCCACGTTATCGTTAAGGAGTTAGACAAAACTGCACTACTTACTAAAGATACAGAATTAAAAGAATTAACATTCAAGGAATTTGCGGATATGTTCCTTGAAATTAAAAAAGGCCACATTACGCACAATACATTAAATATGTACCGTCATTCCGCGGATGCCTACAAATCAATTCACAATATGAAATTATCGGACGTTAAGCCAATACACATACAAAACGTGGTAAATAATATGGTTTCTTCACCTGCTACTATTACATCGTATTATAAAGTGGTTAGTCGTATATTTTATATAGCAATCAACCCTTACAAGATTATTAGTGATAACCCATGTATTGGTGTTAGATTACCACGTGTGGAACGTAAGAATGCGATCCATACTATTTCCGATGAAGATTTGAATAAGTTCATTAAATACATGAGGGAAAAATATCCACAAGCCTATTACTTTTTACAAATAGCACGCTATACCGGTATGCGATTAAGTGAAGTGTACGGCCTAACGTGGAATGACATAGACCTAAAAAATCGCAAAATTTCCGTCAATAAGCAGCTTCAATATGTCAAGGGTGTAATTACCTTCGAGAAAACTAAAACCGCCAATTCGGTGCGAATTTTGCCAATTCCACCTATATTGGTAAATATACTCATGGAATATAAATCACATGAGTTAGAGTTTGAATATAATTTAGTTCTCAACCCATTTAAAAAGAATGGGGTTAAATGTCAAATTAACACCTACATAAAACAATTCGGAGATGATCTATCGGCGCACAGTCTAAGGCATACCTATGCCACAAAGTTATTGGCTAATGGTCTTGATGTAAAAACTGTATCATCATTGCTTGGTGATACTCCAGCCATGGTGATGAAAACATACTTGCATTTTAGTAGTGAGATGAAAGCAGCAGCATCAAATGCAGTTGCTAATATTTTTGGTTAAAAATTTTGACGATTTTTGACGAATTATATATTACACTGTTAAAAAATGCAGTAAATAAGCACTTGTTTAAGAATACGTTCTTAACAATCATAAAAGGT